AGGTCGGCCAGCAGTATGCCCACTTCTCGACCAAGCCCATGACTAGCCGTGGAGCCTTGATTAAGGAACTGGAGTCCGACTACGGATTGAACAAGGAGCAGGCGGAGGCCGTGATCAAGGCGATGGTCACTAATGGCATCATCAGCCCTAAAAAGGTGGGTGCGGCCCTGTTTTACGAAGGAACTACCCCCTCAGAATGACAAAAACCACCCGCCAAGGCGTTATCGTGGACTGGTTGGTGTCCTGCTATTCCCCTTTTGCGTCCAAAGCCGCCATCCGAGAGCCAGAGCCATCATCAACGAGGCAACGACTAGGGCGACGGCTATGTCCCGTGAAGTCTGGAGGGCAAGGGTCGCCTCGGACAACTGCCTCTCAGTCTTCAGGTCGTCGGACTTGATACCTGAGTCGGTGATGAGCATTACCATAGCCTCGGTAGAAGAAAAGGCGTTCAAGACGTTATCGACCACACAGGCCGTATAGACGGCACAAATGGAAGAGATGCCCAAGATTATGCCTGCCGAGATTAACAGGTTGTTATCTACGCTTGGCTTTTCTTTTGGCACTGGGAACTCCCTTCTTTACGGCGGCTACCTCTTTCTGACCCCTAGCGTGAATGTATTTCAAAAGGTAATCCAAGACTTCAGGGGCGGCATAGCCAGCCGCACCCGTGGCGGCGAAGCGTAGGGGAATGGACTGGATGTGTTCAGCGACGGCCCAGCCCACGAAGGCGGCGGTTATAGCGGCGGCAAAGACACGACGAACCACCCATCCCCAAGACACAGGTTCGGTGGACAAAAGCAGGCGAGCCACCATAGCCGCAGAACCTAGGGCCGAGGCAATCACCCCGTCCTTAACTACCTGTTGGTAGTCGTCGGGATTACTCGCTGGGGGAGGGGGGGACATTGTTTTTAACGGAGTCCCTAACCTTGTCGAACAACCACCAGAGTCCTAGGCCAGAGATGGCGACTAGGGTAGTACCAGCGATGTATTCAAAGTAAGGGCTGTCGATAATGAAAGGAATGGCTCCAGCGAACGCCCCAGCCAAAAGGATCGGGATGCCGATTCGGATGGAGGCAAAGGCACAGGCGATGCCGCCAAGGACGACCAATCCAGCCCCCGTCAGAGTCCAGACGTTGCGGGATGCGTCCTGCTTAATTTGGATAATCTCTTTCTGGAGGTCTGCAATACGGGCATCCTTCAATTCGGACACACGCTTGGCCTCCTTCTGGTCAGCCTCCATCCTGGCCCAGTTGCCATCAATCTTGGCTAGGAGTTTCTTTCCGAAGTCCATGGCGTCAGCGTACGCTTTTGCGTCCGCTTTGGCCGCACGCTGTCTGGCAAAGGCCACGTCTCCTTCTGACGGCACTGGAAGGTAGGACGAGGCTACCCCAAGTTCGGCCTTTGCGACAGCAGGCTTGTCCAGGTTCTCGACGGCGACCACGATGGCCGCACCTACACGGCTGTCGGTCTTATCCAGTTCCTTGCCGAGAGACTGAACCACGGCTCCGTTGGTCGGAGCGTCAGGTTGCTTCGGCAGTTCTGGCTTAGTGGATGAGCATCCAGCCAGGAGGAAGATCAAGGCCAGATACCGCATCGCTTATTCCTTGGACTTGAGGGCGTCGAGCAGTTCCTTGCCTTTGGAGATCTTGGAACTGTTGGCGTTCTTGACGCCAGCGAAGAAACCGCCAGCGAAGCCGAGAATGAGGGAGATGAGTGCGATAATCATAAGATTAAACAATTCGCATACCGATGCGGTAGTTAACACCACCGATGGTGACGAGTAGGTCATTGGTGTCAGAGCCGCCTGTGTGGGACACAATGCTGTCCAACGAGAACGCAGGGCCAGAGGCGGTAGAAAGGGTCGTACCCTTGACGTTGCCGACCACCTCAAACTTAGAGGTGGAGGTGTAACCAGTTGCGACGCCGACGCCGACGTTGCCAGAAGCGTCAACGACTAGTGCGGAAGTGTCAGGAGTGTTTTGGTCTTCGACGAGCAGGGCGTTGCCCGTTCCAAGTTGCGTGATACGCAGGGCGGCATTTACAGTCCCGACTGGGGCCTGAATAATCTGCGGTGCGGTGTAGGTGTTTGAAGTGTTGGTGTTCGCAACAGCCTTTTGAACCCCAGCAGAGTCCCTGTAATTGATGTTCGTTGCAATCCAGATATCACCAGCAACAGAGGTGGTCGGAGCAGTCCCGACGCCAAGATTGAGAGAAGCCGAGCCAGCCGTAGGTGCGGCCATATTTACCTTCCCAGTGAATGTCACTCCAGCCTTGACCCAAGTCTGCGAAGCAACTGTTTCGGGCATATTGGAGCCGTTGCCGTAGACAAGGTAAGTCCCATTAAAACCGAAATCACCCCAGGCGATTGAGCCGCCATTACCCTGTCCGAAGCGGATGCGAAAACGGCCATCGGAGTCCACTCCAGAAGCATCTAGATGCCCATTATCCTGGAAATCCAAAGACCAGGTAAAACTTACCCCACCTGTAAAGGTGGCTCCATCAAGCCTTGCGTAATCGTTGAAAGAGGCAGAGGTAATGTAGCCCTGCGAAGTGACCCAAGACTCCGTAGCGTAGCCAGTCAGAGCAGACGAGTCGATGAACCCAGAGGGATTGCTGGCATCATACTTATCATCCAAGGCATCTTGGAGGTCGGTCTGGTCAGACAGAGTTCCAGTGATGTTTCCCCAGACAGAAGCAATGCCAGACAGGTCTGAAATGGTAGCGAACGGATTGGCCGAAGAAGGAGAGTCAGCACCATTTAAAGCACCAGCCACATCGGATCCAAGTGTTTCAACGCCAAGATTAGGCCAGATTGCGTCCAGAGTAGATGCGTCAGGGTTCTGGTCAATGTCACGGCGGACAAAGCGAGCGTTTGCCACCTGTTCAGACATAGCAACACCAAGAGGAAGCGGCTGGATTACTCCATCGGAAACGACGTCAGCGAAGACGTTACAAGCAGTCTGGATTAGGGTGTAACGCTTGTCATCAATCGAGATTGAGATTTCAAGCATCGTAGCCTTACGTTCAGCACCAGCCAGGAACTGATGGCACTCGGCGGTAGCAAAATTGATGGATCCAGAATACCCGTTGTAACCAATAAGGCTTCCAGAGGCCGTAAGAACGCTGTCTTCGGCAATCACGATATCCCACTGATACTGACCAGTAGCAAAGACCTGTGCTGGGGACAAGGCGGCGGCGATGGAAGCAGGCGACGCATTGTAGGACAGGGTTGCCGTCTTAGTGCCGTAAGCAATCGTGATGCTACCAGCCTTCGGTTGAGGTGCGATGCTGACACGCCAGATGCGGTTAGTGCCGTTCCATGCTTGGACTTCGCTTACAGTTACGGCAGGAGTTGGTAGGGCCGTCCACGTCGTGCTAAGGGCAATCGGGTTCTGTCGGAGTTCGACGAACACAATCTGACGATGTTCGGCACTGCCAGTCTGGACAAGGCTGATGGACTCGTAGGAGGACGGGGTAAGGGTGTCAGATCCGATGCCGATAGCAGGCTTCAGTCCGTAGGTGTTCCAAGTAATCGTATAGCCATCGCCAGTCTTGGAGACGGCGACCCCACCTTCGGAGGACACTTCGGTAAGGGCGTTCAATGCGGCGGCGACTTGGGTAGTCGTGGCATTGTATGGCATAGGCCCAGTTTCGGTCGTTCCGACCATCAGTTCCCAGGAGCCACCAGTAGGGTATGTATTGGTATCACCGACCGCAACAGAGATGGCCGCACCCGCTGGGAATGGGACTTCGACGGGGGACGTGCCGACCCCAGCGGATGCGACGATATGAAGTTCAAGTTGGGCTACGTTCCCCTGATAAAAGGACGGAGCCGCCGCCTGAATGAAGGCGTTTTGGTTAGCCAACAAGCGGTTGGCGTCCGTCGCCATCCAAAAACGATAGGTATTAATAGCCATAGTCCCTATCTTGGCCTTTAGTCAAGAAATGGTCAAGACGGCATTGTGACCGAGTTAATCGTCCAATATGGGGTAGGCTCTACCCACGACCCATCGTGCTGAAACGAGTAAAACATAATACCTACAAGAGCGTCAGCATCTTGGTTATCTGGGAACATAGAGTCATCTATGGTCACATTGAAGTCTAGGGGTGGGTTTACCCCGTCAGTAATCGTCAGGTTTACCACGGCCCCACGGAAGGTATCCCTAGTGGCGTGGAAGTCATACCCTTGGTCGTCAGGCTGGACTGGCTGGTCGGCAGAGTCCCAAGACCCGCAATAAACGAGTTCAGAGTATCCTCCGTCTTCTTTGCCAACAAAGTACCCAATTCCAATAGACAGGAAATTGTCAACTTGGTACACAGGAGGAACCCCAGGTGGGCTGACAATCCTATCCAAATAATGCACGCCTAGGCACATCGTTGCCGAAGTACCAAATCCATTAAAAACCTTAAAAGGAAAAGCCCTGATGAGTGGATTAGGGTTTCCTATGGCTTGCTCATACCCTGCGTTATGAGGCGTAGGAATAATCCCTTTTTCGCTCCAGTTTGAATTGTACGGAGCGATGTATGGGAAATACTCTCGATATCCAGTTCCCTTGAACAAAGGGGAACGCAGTGCGGCCCAAGTCTTCTCGGAGTCCTTTCCGATATTTACGTTGTCTGATGGCATCAGACCTGGGCGTAGTAGTAGAACGCCTTTTCGGTTTCACCAGCACCGACTTGGATGCGGTCGCCCCAGAGTGATCCAGTGATGAGTTGTTCTGCGACTCCATCGACGATGCGTGCGATTGCGACGTGGGATACGTCCTTCGTGGAGTCGGGAACTTCTCCGTCCTCGATTTTGCTGATGGTAACGCCTCCTGGGAAAGCCCTGTTCTCGCTGTCATAGGCCACCTCAAGGTAGATGTATCCGTTGAGAAGCGTGAACGTGTCCTCCATGTTGGAAGGAATGACGTTATTTACCATGCCCGTACAGATTGTGAACTCGGCGTATTCCTCTGCAACATAGGACTGACGTTTGACCTGGAACGGGAAGTCGCAGGAGTTGGAGCAAGATCCAGCCATGGTAAAGTCAGGATTAATTTCGGTTTCTCCGCCCATAGTATTAACCCCCTCCCAAGTGACGTCACCAGAGAAGTCCTTGCAGGCCGTGACATTGGATTTATTGATGATATCCTTCCAAGAAGGGTCTGAGTCCTTGTTGGCATTGTAAGGGTCGTCTTCTTCTGTTACACCATCCTTGTTCATCAACTGCGTCATTCCAAGTTGTGCTTGGACTTCAAGGTTGATATCTCCTGTGTGGTACTGGACTACCTCAAAGCGATAATTGAAGGCAACGACAGCACTGGTATTAACTGTAAGAAGCGGGATTGTAAGACCCTGCAAGGCGTTGATAAAAGTTACAAAATACTGCCCTTCAAGTCCCTTTGATACCTGTACGTTCCCATTAAGGCCAGGGATTGAGTTAAGGCATCTGAACATAGCCAACTCATCGGACAAGATTGCTTCAGTCGTAGTGAAAGTGCTTACGACAGGAAATGGGATCACAGATGCCGCAGGCATAGAAAGCGGAGGAACGACGGCAGAAATTACGGCCACTCCGCTTGCGGCATCTCCATAAAAGTTGATTGCTTGAATGGAATTGCAGACCCCAGGAATACCTACTTGCTCGATATTGACGAAACAACCGAACGTATTTGCGACTGGGGTTAAGGTAGCGATAGCCTTATAGTTATATCCAATCTTACGAGGGTTCATCCAAGTAGTGTGGCAGTGTCCCCAGTCTCCTGGCAGTTCTGTGTCAGCCGCCGTGTAGCCTTCCATCTTCTGCACGTTCATCGTGTTCTCGTAGATTGACGGGCCTCTGTCCTGCTGGATTTTATTGAAGTCAGTAGGGTTGGATTGGGCAATCAGAGCGAGCGTCGGCAGGTTCTTTGTCGCTGGTTCTGCAATCGGAATGTCCTCAAATCCCTCTACATTGGTGTCCACGTCCCACTTGAACGCAAGAAGCGTAAGCGGGTCGGCAGTATCAAACAGCCTGTAACCTCCCCCACCTTCCATCGTAATATTTGAAAAAGAAGGCTCTGGGTCAAACGATGGGTTAGGCCACATCTCATTGTAGTCAGTCCTAGTACCTTCTGGGCAAATCTGAACCTTCTGGAACCAAGCCTGTTTGATATGGGTGAAAGCACCAGTCTTGATGGTTGGCATATTGCTCTGCGTGAACGTGCAAGAGCCTGTTGCGATCTGAAGGTAACGCTCGTTGTTAACCTGTGTGATTACGCACTGGAACGGGGATGTATTGCCTCCCTCATCTACGTTCTTCAACTGTGCTGGAAGCGGGGGGATTGAAGGCTGGTCAGAAGAAGAACCGCCACCAGGAAGCGTTAGCGAACCGATAAAGTTCTGGGTGATTTCCCATCCTCCGTCGATAGGGGGTTCTGCTTCTGGCTCAGGACTGGTGTAGATTACGCTACCGATTTTAACTAACTCCCAAACTGCGTCAGCGACTGGAGGAGTTCCTGGGAACACTACTGGGCAGGAAGGCGTGTAATCAGGAATTGCTACGATAATCGGAGGAACATCAATCGGTAGGTTCGTGGCCTTGAAGATGTAAATGCCGATAGGGATGCCAGAAATCTTAGGAACACGGATACCTCCGTCACCGATAAAGACAGAGTTCTCGTCGTCAATGATTGGGAAGGTAGGCAGAGCAAACCAGTTCTCAATGGTTGTCTGGGTCGTGCAAGTATCGACAGGGATTACAATTTCTTGAAGCAGTTTTGGCTTCCAGACGACCTCACCTTTGACGACACGGATAATGGAGAAGTCGCTCGTATTCCCAAGGACTTCGTAAGGCTCAACGAAGATTTGAAACTGCTGGATGATGCTGTTGTTTTCCCTTGAGTCCTGCGGGATATACATCCCGACGCCTCCGTTGGTCGAAGTAAAAATAACGCCATCAGACGGGCCGACTTGAGCCTTGTCCGTAAACGTAGCCAACTTGTTGAACGTCTTGGCGTAAAGATGATCCCCAGGAGACATACCTCCAGAGGCGTTGTTAGAAAAGCCTTCTAATCCCATTATTGTTGAGAGGTTGGCTCGGTTGCATCAACGGGATAGATTTCATCATCCCATCCGATGATACCACTCATCATAAGGTCGGCCTGCACTTTGTATAGGCCACCATAGACTTCGACGGATGCGTTCGTGCAAAGATAGGTTCTGTCACGCTTGACGCCTTCAGGAAGGATTACAGGCAAGTCACTGTCGTAATCATTAAGGAGGGTGTTGTAAGGCGGAGGAAGGTTGATTGCTCCGATAGCACCATAGTTTGCCCAACCGACACGAAGGATGGTCTTCTTAGCCAACTCAGCGTTGTTAGTGTAGCAAAGACAACGCAGGGTGACACCTGGCTTGAAGTATGACTTTACGCCAGCCTTCAGGTTAACTGGGTCTTCTGTGTTTCTGGAAGGAAGGAAACCTACGAACTGATACTGCGTAAGTTGAGTACCATTGGTAGTCACCATCGCAAAATGAGCCTTGTTAGGGTTCTTCTCAGGATCACTTTCGTTGGCAAAGATGTAGGCCGCAGGGCCAGCAAGCGGATGAATGTTGTAGCCAATCTTCTCGCACTGGATTTTGCTGAAGTTTGGATGCGTCTCAATCGGATCTTGTGACGTCGTGCTGGATACCTGGACTTGCGTGATGGTAGTATCAGCGGCCCCATCAATACCGCAATAATCTGCCGTAACTGTGCATACTCCGTCATTAGAAGAAGCGACTGCCTTGTGCAGAGTCATATTCTCCATGTTGGTAATCGGAGGTGCGTCGCCTCGCTTGAAATCGGTCGTGATATCGTACGACTTGTCAGAGTCTGCGGTGAACTTCAACTGCATCGTGACGAGGCCGAAGCCATCGTGCTGGACAGTCCAGTTCTTCTCCATCACATACCTTTCATTGATATCAACGCCGCTTTGCTGATACGAAATGCCGTTTGGCTGGTAGATTGGGAATGTCATATTATTTGGCTACTGGGCCGTTAGTGTCTGGAGGGGGAGGCGTGTTAGTGCTTCCGCCAGGTTGGGAGTTTGCAATCTTTTCGACAGCGGAAGCAGTACGGGCGGTATTGTCGGCAGTCTGCTGGGCGAAGTCAACACGGGAGATGGCGGAAAGGACGTCACCGCCGCCCATCTGTTGCATCTTGGAAGCGGCCTGAAACACTCCGCTTTGTAGGTTCATACCGCCTTCTTCCTTAATCTTATCATCAAAGGCGGATACAATCTTCTTATCACTTTCGGAAAGTTTCTGCACATCTCCGCCACGCATAGCGATGAAGCGTTCACGGACAGTCTTAGTGTCTTCACCAGCACCTCGGATACCTTCACCAGCCGTAGCCTTTGCTACAAGACCAGACTCATCCATTCCTAGCAACTTTTTAACCCCAAGATTATACGCCGTAGCAGGGCTAAGGAATTGAGCGTATTCTCCAAGCCTAGCACTACTTGAAAGAAGGGTCTTTTCTGCTCCACGATTTGCTGGCTTTAGTAGTTTTTCGACTGCTTCCTTTGCAGACACGTCACCAGACTCAACGCCCTTTGATAATCCACCAGCGGCGTATTCTTCAGACTTCGTGTAACCAACCAGGTCTTCAGCCGCTTTTGCGTAAGCGGTTTCCTTGATGCCAGTAAATGCACGACCAGCGGCGGCTGAGGATGAGATTGTCTGAGCGTCAACCTTTGGAGCCTGTTCAGCAAGACGTTCGATTTCTGCGGATCCGTTGCGAAGCATCGGGATCATATCCTTGAAAGAACCGCCGAACAACTGGTTTCCAAGGGCCGCCATTTCAGCGGTTTCGGCGTGCTTCTTGTAAGCATCGGCCATCTTCTTCAGGACGTCAATAGCACCTACGCTATGGTTCTTTACGTTATCTACATTGATACCGAGCCTAGAAAGTGCGACAACGCTAGTTCCGCCATACAGGGCCAACTTGCCTAGTTCCTTGTTGGCATTAGACATAGCCCCAGCAAACGTCTCAAAATCGACGCCAGACATTTGTGCGGCGTATCCATACTTCTGGACTTCTTCTACGGTAAGACCGCTTACACGAGAAACCTTCTCAATCTTCTGGGCGTATTCGATACCACCCTTGATGGCATCGACATACATTTCTGCGGCTTTAGTAGCCGCACCCCAAGCAGTCTGGATAAGATTGATGCCACTCAGTGCATCAGCAAGTCCAGATGTGATATCGAACTTTGCTTCATCCGACCATCCAGACTCCCAAGGGAGTGCCTTACGTCCTCTACCACGACCGCCGCCACCAGGAGAAGGCGGAGTAGGAGTGGGCGGAAGTGGGGGAGGGCCAGGAGGAATGGGTGGCGGCTGTGGTGGACGAGGCCCAGGAGGGGTGGGTCCTGGGGGTGTAGGCCCAGGAGGGGTAGGTCCTGGAGGGGTAGGTCCTGGAGGAGTGGGGCCAGGAGGCGTGGGGCCAGGAGGCGTAGGAGTAGGCTGTGGCTTAGGGGTTGGAAGTGGTACGTTTTCCAGACCCGTGGTGTCGGCCACGAACTTGATTTTTACTTCGTCGGAACTCATCGGCGGCGACGCTTCTCCTTGGCGGCTTTAACCCGTTCTTCCATGGCCTCAAGATGCTTCATAGAGTCGATATCTTCTTGGGTAAGAATATGAATGTCACCTCCATCTGCGATCACGTTGGCAAGATACATCCACATAGCCTCAGACTCAGGCATAGTCCAAGCCTGTTCATATCCGACTCCATTACGAGTAAGGTTAGTTACACAGGCCAAGACGATTGGGATACCCTTCGTTGCTGACGTATTCTTCTTATCCCAGATTACAGGCATATTGTCCTGCATGACCATATACTCTGACATTTTAGCAATTTCCTTTTGGTACTCTGAGTTATCAAGGAAGATTTTAACGAACAAATCTTTGTCCGCTTTTGTTGCCACAATTTGAAGCATCTCTTTTAGGTCGTAGGTGGACAGGATGCGTGCGGCGATGATTAGATCTTGAGGCGAAACAATCTTGTCAGGCACAAGAAGCGGTGAGTCGATTTCCTGCAACAGAAGCCTGTGCCGTAGGCACATAGGCTTCAAAACACGACCGCAGACCTCATACTCTAAGGTTGAGGTCTTTACGGCGTGACTGAAGCGGCTGTTGATGCCGCCTTCCATTTAGGCGATTTCCTGGTACTTGACGCCTCGGATGGAAAGTTTGCGGTACTCCTGATTGGAGCCGCGATCGGTAACTTCCTTCACGATGAACGACATACCAGAGTAGGTAAGGGTACTACCAGGAAGAACGGAGTCCGTGACCTTAATGACGCCTTCGATGGTAATCTCATTACGCTCGTCGTCTAGACGATTGGTAATAACACGACCCTGTTCGTCCATAACTTCGACGTCGAGGCCGAAGCGGACAGTCCAAGAGTCGGACTGGACGACGAGGCCCACAACTTCATCGTAAGGGCCAAAGATAAGGGCTTCTCCAAACTCGTTAAGTGCCATAGCGGTAGTAGTATGACTATGGCCTTATGTCAAGGAGACGGGGGTAGGACTGCGACCATGGTGTAGCAGACCTTGTTTCCGTAGTTTCGACTGTGCATACCTTCCTCGTCAGACTCGATCCAGGAGGCATAGAGTTTGCCTTCGCCTACGTTCCAAAGGTCTTTTAGAGCATCCAGGTCGGCCATCAAGCCGTGAACCTTGCTTACCCGTTCCCTATGCTGTACCAAGGTGTCGTCGTCTGCGGACGAATAGACGTAGATATCAAGGTTTACGACGTAGTTGCCAAGATTGTAGGCCCCAAGTTCTTTAGGGGGCAAGGCATTGGTCGAATAGACCACGATGGTCGGCAGGCTACGGAGGGAGTCCGTGATGCCCTTTACCACATTGGTATCGGTGATATTGGCGGCGAGGTAGGCTGAAACCTTATCCTCGATAATTGAACGCATTAGGTAACTCACGGTGTAACTTGTAGTCCTTTGCCGACCCCAGAAGTGGCGGCGAGGTGAAAGAGTGTGTTGGCGTTTCCGCCCTTGACAAGTTTATTAACCATCTCGACACGCATGGCGTATGCACGATGGTAAAGGCAGTATTTATACCAATCAAAAGTATGCGGCTTATATTGGCCGTGAAGACCCTGTTTGCTGTTTCCAACCGTTACGGAAGGAACAGTTGGGTTCTGAAGTTCATTAATCTGGATACCAGTACCCCATTGATTACCCTTAATCCAAGCGGCAGACTTGATTGAGCCTAGGTCTTTTGAAGCGGCAAACCAAGCGGATTTTAGTTCTCCGACACGCTTTTCAACACGTTTAGAATAGGCCAGGATCTCGGCTCCAGTATCTCCGATAACGCTGATTTTACCCTTTTCTCCAGCCGCCTCCATGTATTTAAAATAAGTAGCACTCTTATTACCACCACGGGTACGTTCGTGGATACCTTGGATGTTTCCAGTATAATAGGTAGAAAGGTCGATACGGCTGGCTACTCCAGCCTGTTTCTTGGCATATTCCCACTGTTGGAACTTATACCACAGGCTTTTTCCTGGATACATATCACCCCTCAAAAGCCAATCGGGGATTTTTGGTTCTGGTATTTTTTTCTTAGCAGCAAGCCAAGCGGTGAATACACCTTCATTACCATACTTTAAAATCTGACCAGCACCGACGTATGCTAATGGAATAAAGATACCTTCAATCTGACTGCGAACTCGGTCAGTGCCATTGTATCTTGCGGTCTGGGAAATGCCATCCTGACCCATTACGCCATCTGGCTCTAAAGGATAGACGTAATTCTGCATATCTTCACAGAAAAGCCTAGCCTGTTTCTGGAGTAGTTTAGACGCACTGCCACCCATAACACGGCAGTATGCCGCCAGGTGCTGTTGAAACTCCTTTTCGTTAAGGATTACGCCCTGAAGGACGGTTACTCTCATTGTTCCTTGGTCTGGACTCTTGCGATAACCCAGGACGCAGGGGGGCGATTGGCGATGGCTACGATGCGGTAGTCCTGACCTGCGTAATGTACGATATTTCCATACACGACTAGTCCAGGATTGGCGTCAGCAAACGACTTTAGAACCTTAACCTCAAAGGTTGTAGAGTTAAGGAAGCCACCAGTCTCCATGTCCTGTAAAACCATCGGCTGACTAATCATAGCCTTAACAGCAATAGGAGTTCCGCCAGGAACGGCCTTGATGGTCACGTCCTTGCCAATCTCAGTGAGAATGGAAGCCGCATCAGCGGCGAACTCTGCCCAGATATCGGCCATACCAATTGCCCTCGGTCAAGGATTGGAATATAAAAAAGAAGAAGCCCACCCCTTATGGGATGGGCCTCTCTGCATTGTGCGTCGGAGGGGACACTTGCCCCTCCTAGAAACCTTAGTCGAAGGTAATCTTCTGGAGGGCGTCGGGGTTGCCCTTGCCAGAACCGATGAGCCAGTTGGCCGACAGTTTGTGCAGACCAGCCGACCAGTCGTACCAGTAGCGGAGAGCGTACGAGAACTGGCTGTCCGGATCCGTGACGATGGTCTGTTCGCCACCACCAGTGGTCGGGGCGGCAGGAACACGGGTGACGACCACAAGACCTTCCTTGCAGGAGACAACACCGTTAAGACCAGCCTCAAGACCAGCGGCGTCGAAGCCGTTGTATTCGTAGAAGTCGATACCGTGGATCATGCCGAGGCGGTTGCCACGGATAACGTCGGACGTACCGATGGAGAACGCCTGAGCGATAACGGGGTCGGAAATCAACTGCTGGTAGGCATCAGGAGAGACGAGGGCCGCACGACCTTCCTGGGGAAGATTGGCGAGCGTAAGGCTCTTGGCGATGTTGGAGACAGCGATACGGTTGAAACCAGACTGAGCACCATTGTAGCCAGACTCAAAGGAGTTATCAACCTTGCCGAGAACCTGGTCGAACAGGGACTTGACGACGGCGTTAGCCATCGGAGCCATGAACAGGCGGCGGAGGCGTTCCAGCGAAAGCGTGGCAACTTCGTAGTCGGTGAAGGCGACGGTGACGTGCTTCTGGTCAACCAGAGTCACGGGAACGTCGGTGGACACCGCATCCGAGGCGACGAAGCCAGTGGCTCGGTCATAATTGGCGGCGGTGAACTTGCCAGCGTAGCGAGTGTGGACGGTCGTACCACGTTCGGCAACATAGGCTCCGAAGTCGGTGACGGCGATCTTAGTGAGAGGCTGGAGTTGCGGGACGAGCGTCCGCAGGGACTCTTCAGCGACGAGTTGGAGGGTTAGGCCCCCAATAGCGTTAGACATAGTAGTTTAGGGTGAGTTTAGGG